AAACGGTTTTGTTTCTCCTGCTGGTGTAAAGACATTCATGGATAAAATTGTCCGTGGTGATATTCAACCTCGCGACTATCAATATCGTGCAGTCTACGAAGCTATAAAAAATAATAGAAAGTTACTTCTTTCTCCTACGGGATCTGGGAAGTCTCTTATGATTTATTCCCTCGTCCGATACTATACTGCTACCAACAAGAAGACGCTGATCATCGTCCCTACTACGTCCTTGGTAGAACAGATGGTCAATGACTTTAACGATTACGGGTGGAATGCTGACGATCATGTGCATAAGATATATTCAGGCAAAGATAAGAATACTGACAAACCAATCATTATTTCAACCTGGCAATCCATCTACAAGTTTCCAAAAAGATACTTTGATGATATTGATTGTGTTATCGGAGATGAGGCACACCTATTTAAGTCGAAGTCCCTCACAGGAATCATGACTAAGCTACACAATGCCAAGTATAGGTTTGGTTTTACTGGAACCCTAGACGGGAGTAAAACTCACAAGTGGGTGTTGGAAGGATTGTTTGGTGATTGTGAACGTGTAACTAAAACAGATGATTTAATCAAATCTGGTTATCTCTCTAAGTTTAGAATAAAAATACTTTTGTGTAAACATGCTCCGCAACACTTTGAATCATATCATGATGAGATGGAATATCTCGTAGAACATAAAGGAAGAAATAATATTATTAAAAACCTAGTTAAAGACATTGAGGGTAACACCCTAGTGCTATTTAACTATATTGAAAAGCATGGGGAACCACTTTATGAGTTGATAAATAATACCATAGACCCAGAACGAAAATTATTTTTTGTTCATGGTGGTACTGATGTAGAAGATAGAGAAGCTGTTCGTCAAATTACCGAGACGGAAAATAACGCTGTTATTGTTGCTTCTTACGGAACCTTTTCTACAGGAATTAATATTAAACGATTACACAATATTATATTTGCTTCCCCAAGTAAGTCACGCATTCGTAACCTCCAATCAATTGGTCGTGTACTTAGGAAAGGTGAAGGTAAAGATATTGCAACTTTATACGATATCGCTGATGACATTGGCGGTCAGAATTATACGCTTCGGCACTTGAATGAAAGAGTCAACATTTATAATGATGAAAATTTTAAGTATGAGGTAATAAAAGTAAACCTTAGAGCAAGTTAAATATGGAAGAAGAATTCTATGCAACAATAAAATTAACAACTGGAGAGGAGATAGTATCTAAAGTCTGCTACTTAGAAGATGAAGACAAAGTATTATTAGAAAACCCTCTCCAAGTTCTAGCTGCAAAACAAAAGAAAGGTCAATTAGAAGTATCTGGTTTTTCTTTTAGTGAATGGATCAGCGCCTCGTTTGATAACATGTTTATTATTAAGCGTGATCATATCATGACTATGACTGAAATTGATCCCATGATTCAAGACTTCTACGAAAAAACTTTAGAGAGGTTAGAAAATGGAAAGAGTCTAACTGGAAGAGCAGGGAAATTAACTCGTGATTCTGGATATCTAGGATCAGTAAAAGAAATGAAAAAGTCTTTAGAAGATATCTTTAATAAAAGCTAATACCTTGACCTGAACCTCTACAAGGTTAATTGTACTCAGTTTATGAGGTTCTGTCAAGCCCCCTTTACAAATCCAATTCATTGTGCTATCCTTAGTACATGATAATGGTAACAAACCATGGCATATGCAGTAATGACCCGAAAAAAGACAGAATACTACGTCAATAATAAAGAGTTCCTTGCTGCGATCACTGACTTTCGGCAAAACGTTCATGCTGCTAAAGAAACAGGCAAACCTCGCCCACGAGTTACCAATTATATTGGTTCTTGCTTTTTAAAGATCGCAACACACCTATCTTATAAACCTAACTTTGTTAACTACATGTTCCGTGAGGACATGATCTGTGACGGCATTGAAAATTGCCTCCAGTATATTGACAACTTTGACCCTGAAAAATCTAAGAACCCATTCGCTTATTTTACTCAGATCATTTACTATGCATTCTTGCGTAGGATCCAAAAAGAAAAGAAGCAGCTAGAGATCAAAGGTAAGATCCTAGAACGGTCAGGATATGATGAAGTCATGCACACAGACACATATGATGGTAGTATGTCTGGTATGAATGCTTCTTATTCTGACATGGGTAGCATCAAAGAAAACATTGAAACTAAAATGAATCGATAATGCCAAACCCCAACACCTTATATGATGACATGGAAAAACTTAATGATCTTTACGAAGAACTTTGTTGGGGTCATGATGATGAACTCATGTTTACACATGATGGCAATCGAATTATAGTATACAATAAAACACAAGAAGATGCTCAATGAATTGGAACGTAATCTAGCTATGGTGAGAATGATTCGTCTCTCATCAAACAAGATACGTTGTAAACTATCCTTTGCATCGAAAGATTCAACTTGGAAAGTTTCTAAACCAACGGGAGAATTTTTGCAATCACTAACAATTAGATACAATGAAAATTAAACCTGTAGAAAACAATGAACAATTAATTGAGCGTTTCACAAAGAGAACTGCTCAGTTAACTGAGAAAAAAGAATTACTACAAGAAGCGTATGATGAATACATTAAAATTGAGAGAGACTTGACTAGACTGGAAGGTTCTCTACAAGCTGTTGAATATATTGCTTTTGGTAAAATGCCAGGTGATGGCAACCATGATAAGTTTAAAGATCATTCCCCTCAATGAGAACACAGAATAAAGAAAATTATTACTATGTCTTTTGGATTGTAGCAATGGTTGCTTTTATAATTCCTCAAGTATTTACAGCATATGGTATACTAAAGATAGTGGAGTATTTGCAATGAAACTAACACAAGAAGTTATTGACCAGATCCAAGAAGCAATGAACCATACTAAAAAAGATGGTTCATTTAATTGGAAAGATGATGATGAAATTCGAGTCAGTATTGCAGGTACATTTGCTGCTGATAAGTTTATTGTTATACACAACACATCAAAAAACCCTTGGGTGCCGTCTGCCCCACATCCTAGATTTGATTACGAAAAAGGAGAATTTATTAAAGATGAAGATAGCACTAATAACGGATCAACATCTTGATGGACGAAAGGGTTCTTTACCCTTTTGGAATTACTTCCAGAAATTCTATGACAATGTATTCTTTCCAACTCTTGAAAAAGAAGGTATCGATACTATCATTGATCTAGGTGACACTTTTGATAACCGAAAGTCAATGGACTATAATACTTTTAATCGTGTTGATACTAATTATTTCAAACGACTGGTAGATTATAAAGTTCATATGATTTTGGGTAACCATTGTACGTATTATAAAAATACAAACAAAATTAATTCACCCGAACTTCTTTTAGAGAAGTATAGCAATATCAATATCTATGCTGAACCAAAGCATATTAAACTTGGTAGTAAAAAGTTTCTGATGATGCCGTGGATCAATTCAGAAAACAAAGCTAGTAGCGTAGATGTTATGACAAACTCTGACGCTGATATCATGTGTGGTCATCTAGAGTGTGATGGATTTGAAGTTACACCTGGCATGAAATTTGATGGTGGATTTAGAGTTTCTGATTTTAAAAACTTTAAACGAGTATGGTCAGGACATTTTCATCATAAGTCAAAGCATGGTAATGTCCAGTATCTTGGCAACCCCTATCAGATGTTCTGGAATGATTATAAAGACTCTCGCGGTTTCCATATCTACGATACTGAAAGTGATAGACTTAAGTTTATCAGAAATCCGTATGAAATCTTTGAGAAGATCTTCTACGATGACGCAGCTACCGACTACAACAAATCAGATGTATCTGATTATAAAGACAAGTTCATCAAACTCATCGTTGAAGAAAAACGTGACTACCAAATGTTTGAAACATTGGTTGATCGTCTTTACAACGTAGGTGCTCATGATGTAAAAATTGTTGAGACCTTAGTTGATGCAGATAACATAGAGGATGCAGATCTTGAAACTAAAGACACAATGACTCTTCTTAATGAGTACATTGATGAAGTAGAGATTGCCGTAGACAAAAGTGAACTTAAGTCTTTAATGAGAACACTATATATTGAAAGCTGTAATGTTGCATAATGTTTGTTCTAACATTAGAAAATCATCCAGACGGTGTATACTCTGTGTTTGACACGGCAAAGGATAGGGTTATACCTATCTTTATTGATAATGACGATGCATCAAGATACTTGATGATGATGGAGGAGGACATTGAATATCCTCCAATGCAGGTTGTGGAAATGGAAGATCATGTTATAATAGCAGCATGTCAAGACCGTGGTCAAAAGTTTTCCATTATCACGCCTGACGATTTTTTGATACCACCTGAAGATTCTGCAGAATGATTATTTTTGAAAAAATCCGTTGGAAGAACTTTTTATCCACGGGTAATGTGTTTAGTGAAATTAATTTAGAAGAAGGTAGAACAAATTTAATTGTTGGAGACAACGGAGCAGGTAAGAGCACCATTTTAGATGCTCTTACTTTTTCGCTGTTTGCAAAACCATTTCGCAAGATTAGTAAAGGGTCTCTAGTTAATAGTATTAATGAAAAAAATTGCGTAGTCGAGATTGAGTTTCGT